AGGCGTAGGTTTCCGTGGGGGACTAAATAATCCTGCACATATAAATAACCGTAGGTTTACGCAGCTACTAAATAACCTGAGTCGTTAAATAAGCCCGTAGTTATACCATTGTCTTTTGTGGGGGGG